ATAGAACATATTATGGCCATATTCGATTTTTTAGTTCCGAATAAAATAAAGCGTTTTTTCGCCGATGCAGTCTATCAATATTGGATTACGAATGGCACCGTTAATACCATGGATGTAGATTCGGGCGTTTTTCTACGTGACGGGTATAAGGGTAATATTTCGGTTTATTCTATAATTGATCGTATAGATAAGATGCGCCAACAGGCCACTATGCGACTTTATCAAAAAAAGGCAGACGGTAAAAGTGTAGAGGTGACAGATCACGAACTGAACAAGTTTTTGTTTAAGGTAAATCCAGATACTACATACGATGATTTTGTAACGCAGATATTGATTTATCGGTTGATCTGTGGGGAGACGTTCACATACGCACCAAAGATTGAGACTGGACTAAACCGTGGACGCACTGCCGAACTTCGTCAGCTTCCGGCTTCGGATGTGGATATTATCGAGGGTACACCAATAGACCCTATTAGGGGTTTTAAACTTGAAGGCGGCTCATACGAAAAGGAATTTAAGAAAAGCGAAGTATTACATACAAAACTATTCGACCCTTTATGGTATCGCAATAATACACTTCACGGACTAAGTCCATTGGTTGCGGCAAATAAGACAGTATCTAAACTGAATGAGGCCGACACTACCGAGTTAAAGCAATTAGAAAACCAGGGGCCGAAATATGCGCTGTTTAAAAAGACCACGGGAACGCAACAGGGTATTAGCCAAAGACTATCTACACAACAGCAGGATGATATAAGCGAAAAGATTAAGACGGCCTCCAAATCTTCTAATCGTGGGTTGCCGTTAGTACTTAAAGAGGAATTTGGGAAACTTGATTTAGGTACTAATATTGCTGACTTGGCACTAGGCACTTTGACAGAGCAGGGTGTTGTTGCACTATGTACACAGTATGGCATGCCCCCGGAGCTTTTCGGCTACGGCCAAAAGACATACAACAACATGGGAACGGCACGAAAGGCCGCATGGACTGACTGCATTATGCCAAACCTGAACGCTATCGCAAATATATTTAACGAGGCGTTAATCTACGGAACCCCATTTCAGGACCAGGGCTATTTCTTTAAGCCGGACTTTTCAGAGATTGAAGAACTCCAGGACGGAATGAAGTCTAAGATTGAATGGATGAATGCAGCCGGTATTCCACTTAATGACGTATTCGAGGCAGCAGGTTTTAGCCGGGTAGATAATCCGCGAATGGACGAACCACGACTGCCGATGGGTACAATGTTTTTAAGTGATTTTGATTTGCCTCCTGAATTAGAGGAGGGGAAGGATTATAGTGATTATTTAAAAGTGAACTAACACGCTACTATTTACGCATAACACAATAAATTTAAAAGATATGGCAAACAAGAATGGAACAATAGATTTAGGCTCGGTTAGAACAATTACCGGAGTAGTAAAAATTAAAGGTATCTGCACCTTTCAGTTATTTTCATCTGATTTAAGTGCGACCACTGACATAGCTGTTGAGGGATCGTTAGACGGTGGAACTTCATGGGGAGCTATGGAAGAATCTGGTGTTGCAATTACTGACTCATTAGTAGTTGATGTGGTTAAATTAATAAGCGTTGAATGTGACGCGCCAATGAAAGTTAGGATTAACTTCGGCGGGGCTACTACAGGAAATGTTGCATACTATCATACATTATTGTAATGAGATCAAGTTTAAGAAAATCATATTATAGGGCTAATTATAAATTTCCGCTTGGGGGGTGGTTAAATTCGTCGTACTTAACTTTTCGTGATGGTGTATTAGCCGACGGCGGTGAAATAGACAGCCAATCAGACTTAAACTCATATATAACAATGGCAAAAGCCAATGGAATATATGACAGTATTCAGTTTGGTATGTTGGGCGCTTACAATATCCGCACAAGTGGGAATACTAAGTATGTGACTAAAGCATACTCAATGGATGTCACACCGAATGATGCGACTCAAACAACAGAATCACTACAGCCTTATCTGTCAGGGGTTATTGCACCTAATGAAAAGTGGGGGATTAAAAATCCAACAGGAGACAGTAGATTGTTATCTATTCCTAGTATTACGATTACGGGAACAATTACCAGAGTAGAGGCTACTGATGTAACAGGAAAAGTGAATATAACACATACAGATGTTGTTTCTCAAAATATAACATCGCTTATACCAGACATATTTACGGGTGCTTATTTTGTCAGAAATGAAACATTATCAGCAGCGCAAAAAGCAGCCGAAGCCACAAAACTACGTCAGATATTCCCTGAGATACCAAGTGTACAAATAGGAACACAACGATGGGCAACAAGTAACTTTGAAGCCGTTGCGACCCCTATGGGCAATGTTATTCAGGAAATGCAGCAGAATGTTGCGGTGGAAAAGGTTGTTAACGGTGGGTTTGATACTGATGTTTCAGGATGGACTGGAACAACCGGGACTGTGTACGAAAGAAACACAATAAATCCAATTTCAGGGACTGGGGATTTAAAGGTAAGTGTTTCTGGCGCTGGTGGGTGGGAAGGTACAGTTAGTCCAATGCCAGCAATTTCGCCCACTATTGGTAAATGGTATAAACTATCATTTGATTATAGATTGTCCACATCTAGTATGTATATCACTTTAGGTTTTTACAATTATTCAGGTGCGATAACACAAGTTATAGTAAATAATTTAAATAGCACAACTAATAAACATGTTGAAATCTATGTAAAAGCAACAACAATGCAAGCATTAAGAATAATGCCACCATACAATAATTCAACAGTATTTGAATATTATATTGATAATTTTTCATTTCAAGAACTTGGCTGGGCAGACAGCCAAGACCTATATGATGGATTAATTGCTCAGGGTTCAACAGAACAGGAAGCACTAGAAGCATCAGCAATGTGGTGCTATTACAATAACGACCCAAGTTTAGGTGCTATCTACGGTAAGCTGTATAATTGGTTTGCTGTAAAACTGTTACAAAATGATATTGATGCTTATAATATTGCTAATCCTAGTACACCTTGGGGGTGGCATGTGCCGAGTGAGTCTGAGTTTGATACTTTGGCTACTGCTTTAGGCGGTGCCTCTGTTGCAGGTGGTAAGATGAAAGTTGCAGGAAATACTTATTTCTTGCCTCCAAACGACGGGGATAATAGTAGTGGATTTAGCGCAATAGGAAGTGGTTACAGAGGTAATGCCACAGGGAATTTCAGTTCACTTAATAGCCAGTCAAGATTTCATGTTGCAGATAGTACGTCTGACAGATTTCTTTTGTACAACAGTTCAGCATTAGGAGTATCTGGGAGTGATGGTTCTGTTTACGGTGCGTCAATACATTTAATACAAGACTAATCATGGAGGAAAATTACATAGAAACACGACCACAACCAGCATATATCATCTGCAACATAGATGATTATTACGATTTGAACAGAGCTTTAAGTCAAGCTAAAGGGTATGACTTAAGTCAACCCACACAGCGTTGCAAATCAATGAATCCTCGTGCTGCAAAAGTAGATATTCAGTACGATGTAGAAGGGAATGAAACAGGATATACAGCTAAGGTAGTATTCCCTGTAAGTTCGCAAGAGCAAATTGATTATCCTGAACTGTTTGAAGGATTTGAGATAGTACATTCTTATATCCCAACAGGGGAAGAGATATATGAGTTCATAGTTAATATGATGTCTATGGAAACTATTGGCTGGACAGTAGAGCAGATGAAAGAAAGCAAAGGAATAGGCAAAGAAGTAATCCTGTATATTAACCAAGAGCTTGCAGCCATGCTGCCCGATGAAGTAAGTGAAAGTATGGCTGAAATAGGATTAAATATTAATGTTATTAAATAGTTCACCTAGGGAGCTATTTGAAACAAATTTAACAACATGCCAATACCAAAACACCTAAGACAGTTCAATCAAACCCTACTACGCCAGCGCGATATACTAGAGCGCAAAGGTGTACGAATGGCACATGCGGCATTGGTAAAACAATATCAGTCGTTTGGTGAAAAGTTGAGTTTTGCATTTAATCCTGATCATTTTGAAGCATTGGTGGACACTATAAGCCCGGAATATATCGAATCATTTATGATGAAATACTACGGCATGTTCGCGCCAATATCGTTAATGTACCGCAAAAACGCCATAAGTCAAAAATCGGCAATTACAGGCATTAAGTACAAGCAGGGCGAAGATGAGGAATACCTGGCAATCTTTCAGCAGTATCTGCAAAGCACTTTAAGAGGAGAAGCGGGCAAAGCCATACGCACAATTACGTCCACAAGCCAAGATAAAATAAAGGGCATTATCCGAGAAATACTATCGGACGCAGAATTACAAGGGCAAGGAGTGGAAGTTATTAAGCGGAGAATAATGAAGGCTGTCGGTCAGAATTTACGGGGTAATGGTTGGGCGCGGGCGCGGGTAATTGCACAAACAGAAATGATAAAGGCCAGTAATCAGGCGGCTCAATATGCTGTAGATTCAACGGGTTTTGAGTATCGGAAGTACTGGAGTAGCTCACATTTAGAAGGTGTAAGAACATCACACGCCGACGCAGAGCAAGACAGTATAAACAGAAACGGACTAAGGCCGAATGAACTACATTCAAATGGCCTTAGATTTGTTGGTGATCCAGCTGCTCCGGCCGGGGAAATTATTAACTGTCGTTGCTCTGAACTTCACGAAATAATTTAACTTTTGAAAATATGTTTTAAAACATTATTTTTACACATAAATAAGTTTGGTTATGAAAGACCTGTTGCAATTTAAGAATTTTGAAATAAAGTCATATAAAGAGGATGGCGAGGATTTTATTATAGAGGGCTATGGGGCTGTATTTGGCAATATTGATTCCGTTGGTGATGTGATTGAGCCAGGTGCATTTACTAAGACGCTGAACGAACGCAAAGAGCGCATTGCATTTTGTTTACAGCATAACATTCATGAGCCTATTGGTAAGATTTTAGAAATTAAAGAGGATGAGACAGGATTATGGCTACGGTGTAAACTATCTGCGTCGGAAGATAAGGTAATAACCAAAGTTAAAGAGGGCATTCTAAAAGAAATGTCAATTGGTTACCGAACCATTAATAGCAAATCTGAAATACGCGACGGACAAGAAGTTGAAATATTGACCGAAATTAAGCTGTTTGAAATTAGCCTGGTTACTGTTGCCGCCAATCCTTTAGCCGTTGTTACAGGCATGAAAAACGACGAGCAGTCAGACCACTTTGATAACGAGTTTGACAGACTTATCAGATTGACAAGAAGTTCAGAGGTTAAATTTGAACTAATGAAATTACACGGACAAGTAAAAGCACTCATAGAGCAGGAGCCGGGTGGACCCACTCCAGAGCCTCAACCAGAGCCGCTAATCATAAATATTAAACAATTTAAATTTGATTAAAATGAATAAAATTGAAATTAAAGGTTTAACAGACGAACAAAACGCTGGATTCCAAAAGGCTTTCGATGCCCTTTCTGAGTCTATGCAAAACGCTGTTGCCGAAAAAATTAAAGGGTTAGCAGGACTCGACGCTCTTAACGAGGTAAAAGGATTACTGCAAACCGCCGAAGGCAAAGATAAATTTGCCGAAATTCAAAAATCAGTTGATGATTTGGCTATTAAGCTGAAGAACGCTGATGGTATTAAACCCAAAGAGGACAAAACATTGTCTTTGTCTGAGTCTATTAAAGAGTTATTTGCTTCTGACGAGTTCAAAAAAGCAAAAGCCGACAACTTCCGCAATATTAAGTCTTTTGAATTAAAAGCTGATACTTCGGATATTACCGGAACAGTAAATATGACCGTTCAGCGTTTGCAAGTTGGTTTTGCACCTGAGCGTGAAATGGCTTTCTTACCGAACTTGAACACAGGAACCATTGGTCAGGATAAAAACCGAGTTCTTTGGGTAGAAGGTTCTTACACCTCTAACGTTGGGTACGTTGGCGAAGGTACAGGCCAAGCAACTGCCGATTCTGGTACTGCTGCTGAGAAATCGCGCGCAATGGCTAAAATTTCGGCTAAATTACCTTTGACTGCCGAGCTATTGGAAGATGCTGACTATATTGCTTCTGCTTTCCGCATGAAAATGCAAGAGAAAGCTATGTTGTTTGCCGATGGCGAATTTTACACGGGTGACGGTTCTGACGGTGTAAACCCTAACCATATTTACGGTATTGTAGGACAATCTACCGCTTTCAATGCTGCTACTGCCGGAATTGCAACTTCCGTTGTTGAGGCAAACATTGGCGATCTTATCGACGGTTGTGTTCTGCAAGCTGCTAAGGCTGAGCAACGTGGACTGAATGTTGTTTGGATGAACCCTAGTGACTTCTATAAGATGAAGAAAACTAAGGCTTCGGATGGTCAATACCTATTTGTTAAAGACGTTAACGGCAATTACACCATTAACGGCCTTCGCGTAATTACTTCAAATTACGTTACTGCAAATACTTTGACTGTTGCAAATACCTCTAAAATCCAGGCATGGTGGAAACGCCGCCCAGAGGTGAAGTTTAGCCAGATGAACAGTACTGACTTCGTTGACGATGCTTACACTGCC